CTATCTTCAATGTAACTGGTGGTTGTTACTTCTGGCAGTTCACCATTAAGGACGGTGAGACAACTTCACTGTCTCCTCTCTACAACCCTAACGCTGCTGTACCTAGCGGTGAGGTATACTATTCTAAGGATGACTTCACTAAGAAGACTGCTCCTAACTACTCTCACCACAAACTAACTGTATTCGAGTATGCAGACAAAGAAGAACTGCAACTCCTCTATAGAAAGATTGCAAGGGCATTCTCTGCATTCCAACCTCAGATCAACCAACCTGGAGAGTTTGATGTAAGAGTTCAGGAGAACAGAATTGTAGGTCCACTGTCTGACTCTAGAGCAATCGAAAGTCTACAGTTTGACGATGCTACATCTGACCCTGCTATCCCTGGTTCTAACGTAAGAGTTACTGTAACAACTAAGGTTGATCACGGTTACTTTGCTGGTCAGTCTGTTGCTGTTCTCAACACAGACATTGATGACAAACTAGAGGGAACCTTTAACATTGCTACTATCGACCCAACAGATGGTAGAAAGTTCACTTACTTTGTATTTGGTGAAGTAGTATCTACCATTGGTCCTGGTTCTAACGCAGGTGCTAGTGGTATTTCTCCTGGCGATGTACTTGACATTACTTCTTCTCCTGCACTAGGACAGAACGCACTGACTCTCGCGGAAGTTGACTCAGTTGAATCCGCATCTCCGTATGTCTTTAACTGCTCTATCCGCTCTACCTGGGGTATTTGCGGAATCTGGGCAAATGGTCTTAAGGCAACAGGCTTTAAGTCCATGGTTATCGCGCAGTACACGGGTGTTTCACTCCAGAAGGACGACAGAGCATTCATCCGTTACGACGAGTTCACCAATACATTCAATCAAGCATCACTTAAGGATGCATTTGATAGCATCCCTTATCACACCAAGGGTGATTCTTTCTGGAAAGATGAGTGGCGTAACTTCCACGTTCGTGCATCTGAAGATGCATTCATCCAGAACGTTTCTATCTTCGCTGTTGGTTTCGCTGATCACTTCCTGATGGAGTCGGGTGGTGACATGTCGATCACCAACTCTAACTCCAACTTCGGTAACACCTCACTACACGCAATCGGTCACAAAGGATTTGCATTCAACAGTGACAAGGGTGGATACATTGACTCTATCATCCCACCACAGGCGATTGAGACAACCGATAAGAAGATTAACTACTATCCATTCAACATCCCTGCTATGCTCAAGGGTGTTGAGGGTATCCAAACCGAGTCGTTTGGAACTCTAGTATACAACAATACTAGACTATACTTAGATTCTAATGATGACGCACTAAATCCTGCCAAGCGTCCTGCTGTATCTATTGATGGATACAGACTAGGTGCAAGACAGGGTGAATTGATCTACACCAAGTTAGAAAAAGCATACGATGGTGATGATCAACAGTACAGTGCAGAACTAGAACCATCTGGTTTCATCAAGTATATTGCTAAACCAGATATTCTTGCACCTTCTGGTGGTACAATTGACAACCTTTCTCTTGACGCTGCTAACCTCATCGAGGCAAACAGAACATTCTTCCAAGAAGAAGTCTTTGGATATGTTCTAGAGAAGTACCCAAATCTTCAGCAGATTTCATATGTTAACCCTGGTCTAGATCCAGAGTCTAACCGTTACCAAGATGCTCGTAATCTAATTCTCTCTAACAGAGATGAGATTATTGACTCAGCATACAACTCAATGTATACTGCATTTGGTCCTGCTGGTGAGAACAACGCTCAGTTCCTTGCTGGTAACGATGAGACTAAGTGTAAGCGTGACATCGGACATATTGTTGATGCTATTGCAGAAGACCTCAGAGATGGTGGTAACAGCAATATCATCAACGCTACTAAGTTCTACTTCAATCCAGATGGAACACCACTAGCAAATGGTCTAGTTGGCGAAGAAAGATTTGCTGTCTTTGCATTCAAGAGAGCTCGTGATCTCTGCAAACTAGCAATTGCTAACCTATTGACAGTAACTGATACTACTGTTACTGTTGACCCTGCAAATACTCAGGACTCATACTATACTCCTAGCGATGCAACATATGATCCTGCAACGGGTCTGTTTACTGTAACCATTGGCAACCATAACTTCACAACTTCTAATGAAGTTGAGTTGACTGTAGATGGATTTACATTTACTTGTGACATGGATAGCAACCAGTCACAAAAGACATATCCTCGTGCAACTGACCCAGCAGCAAATACAACACTATCTGTTATTAGTGTAACTGACACCACACTTACTGTAAATGTTGGTGCTTCTGCTGCTGATCAAGTATGGCAACCATCTGCTGCAGACTACAATGCAGCAACAGGTGATATGGAAATCACCATTGGTGCTCACACACTAACTCCTGGTGAGGGTGTTGTTCTTGCAGATAATTCATTTACATTTACATGTGATCAAGACGGATTTACAACTCAGCATACATATCCTCGCCCTGGTCAAGATCCTTGGGCAGGTAAGTCGATCACTATTGATTCGGTAACTGCTACATCAATCACTATTAATGTTGGTGATGGTGGCACTGCTTCTGGATCCACTCACCAATTTGTAAGTGCTACTGCAAACGCAGTGCAGCACCTACCACAGTCTGCTCACACATTCATTGCTGCTGCAACTAATGCATTAAGAGTTACTGGTGGTGCATCTGATAATCTTGCTGGTCGCTATAAGGATGCTCGCAACCTAATTCAAGCAAACAAAGCAGACATGATCAGTGCTGCTATTGCTGCAATTCAAGCATACAACCCATCATTTGTATTCCCTGGTGGTAGCACAACTAAGTGTGAGCGTGACCTTGGATTGATTGTTGATGCTGTTGCACAAGACCTCTGGTTTGGTGGTAATGAGTATTCACTTGCTGCTATTGAAGAGTATTTCAACAATAACTCTCTCATTTCAAATGGTGTTGATGGTGAAGTATCAGAGACTATCATTGCATTGAATAAACTGCAGGATCAGATGAACCTTGCAGTTAACAATCAACTTGCAAACACTGATCTAACTATCACTCTAGATGCTGCTGGTGATCCTGCTATTGTTTCTGATAGTCATGCTGATGCATTCAACCTGATTACAGCAAACAAGAAGTTCATTGCTAAGGAAGCATATGAGCGCATGAAGGATGTATATTCCAACACTCAATATAGTTGGAATCCTACTGGAACTCTTGGTTGGACACCTCGCCCTGGTCAGACTGAGCAAGATTGCTTAGATGATGTTTACAACGTACTAGATGAACTACTATACAACCTTAAGTTTGGTGGTAATCATAAAGCATATGACTCTGGTGAAATCTATGTAACTAACATCTTCAATGGTGAGGCAATTACTTCATTCCTAGATGAAGAGCGTGATGAGGCAGCAAGAGTCTTTGCTGAGGCAAAGGATATTGCTATTGATGTTATGCGTAACATCGTAGTCATCCCAACTAACTGGACGCCTACAGGTGATGAAGCACAGACCAGAGACCTTACCATTATTCTTGATACAAACAATCCAACCTGTTCTAATATTGAAGCAGCACTTGATACTCTCTTCGGTATTATCACTCAGGCTATTGGAACTGATGCTGGTGTAGGAAACCTCAGTGGTATTACAAGAACTGTACCTGCACAACCAACAACATATGTTGAGGGCAACTGCTCTGATGTTCTTAACACCATTGATAACCTAGTCGGTCTAATGATCGATGCATTGTATGCTGGTAACCTAGATGGTGTCCCTGCAGTTAACAATGGTAACTGGGATTGTGCTAACGTAAGAGGAACAATCCATACTCTAACTGACATCATTGTAGATGCGATCGAATCTTCATCGCTAACTGGTCTTCCTCCTGTCACATCTGGAGACTTCACTGTTAATGCACAGATCTCCAAGTGCTACAGAGACGTTGGTATTATTACTGACGCAGTTATCAATGACTTGCGTTTTGGTGGCAACCTCAACACTATCCAGGCTGGTGAAGCATACTTCATTGGTAACAACCTAGAGTATATTGATGGTGAGAAGAACGAGACTCTAGATGCATGGGATGCAATCAGACATCTTTCCATCTCTGCTCTACGTAACCATACCACTCAGGTAAATGGTTGTGTACTAACAAATGGTAGTGCAATTATTGATGTTGGAACCAACACTGGTCTAACCATTGGCATGAGAGTTGAGCAGTATGATCCTAATGACTTTAGCGTTGATGCTCAACTACTTGATAATAGAAACCCAATCTACACCAACATCCCTGAAAATACTTATATCAAGAAGAAGATTGGTAGCACACAGATTGAACTTGGTGTAGAGAATGCCAGACTAGACACTGGTGCTACTGTTCCTGTCATCGGTCCTGGTGGCAACAACATCACTCTTTACTTTACCCTAGAGAAGGGACAGTGGGCAGACACTCTACCTACAACTGATCCTTCAATCTCTACTAGCAACGCAGGTTATCCTGAGTGTGCTGGTGTAGCATCTGCTGTTGATACTTTAATCGATAACATCACCACTATCATTAACAATGGTATTGGTTCTGTTGACCTCGTAGAAGCAACTGCAACCTCCTCTGATTATGCAACCAGATCAACCGTCTTCACGATTGATATTGATGGCACTGGTTCACCTAACCCCCATAAGTTTGAGACTGGTACTGCTGTAAGACTTGTACCACGTCCACGCTGGGATGCTGAGGCAGGTAAGTATGTTGAGGTTGATAAGCGTTTGGTAAGACTACCTAACGGATTTGAAACCAACAGAACTTACTATGTAATTGCTCCTGGTAGAAAGACTGCTCCATACGATTACTCTGGTACTGCTCTATTTGATGGCAGTGATCAGACTAAGATTATGCTTGCAGAGACCAAAGCAAATGCTGCTGCTGGTATCTACCTTTACTCATCTGAATCTGATACGATTGATGAGAACGTAGAAATCGATATCTACAAGTTTGTACTCGATGAGAAGTATGATCTTGACACCTATAAGTGTCAACTAGATGTTGCTGTTGCTGGTGGAACTGCAGTTACTGGTGGTATTGTTGCTAACGTTGCACACATCTTTGATGTTCCTAACGCTAGCACCACACCTCAAAGAGTATTCTTCAGAAAGATTGATGAATCTACCCCACTACCACTACTTGCAGCAAATCTACAAGGTGACAATGCACTAGCAAACCAGAATGATTCTACTGCTGGTGTTGCAGATGAAACTGGTAGACTCAACCCAGAGTTTGAATTCTATACACGTTATGTTGTCAGTCTAGACAAACCAAACAAAGTATTCTGCATCTATAAGACTCATGCAGATGCAATCAATGACACAAATAGAATCACTTTCCAGCAACTAAGTGATGCACAGTTCGTTGCTTATGCTAACAAGGCACAGACTCCATTTGCATTCGACCCAAGAGGACTAGAATACTCTAACAGTGAGACTGGTAGATGGTATATCAAGGTCAAGGATACTTCTAGTGATGCAAATGCACTGGATGTTAGAAGAGAAAGTATCCTCTGGAGAATTGGATACAATGGTGATGTACGTACATCTCCTGATCCTAAGACTAACGATTCCTTCTATCAACGTCAGGAAGATAACAGAGATAAAGATGACAGAACATATAAGATTCGTTATGTCATTCCTAACTATCTTGAGGGTGTTAGAGATCCTATCAATGGATTCGTTCTTAAGACAAGGACTGACTCTACACGTAGACTAAGACCTCAGAGAATCCTATTGAAGCCTGCACCTGGCAACTTCAAGTCCGATGCATTCTTCCAGAACGATAGAAACCCAGGTGAAAGAATTGGATGGACCAGTAATCAGATCATCCAAAACCTAGGAACTATCAATAATGCCTACGATCCATACCGTAGAGACATTACTGGTGCTGGTATTGACTACAGAAAGAGAATCACTACAGACAACAATGTCACCATGACTGTACAGTCAGGTAGACTAAGAGATCTCGATGGTGATACTTACCTAGAACTTAACGTATATGATTACGAACCAAACCCAGAGATCCTTGCACTAAATGGTTCTTCATTCAGAACTGTTAAGATCACCGCTCCTCAGGGTGGACTGTTTGAAATCAATAAGTCTATCGGTAGCGGTGTTCCTACTGATCCACACTACATTACATGGTCTGGTTATAGTTCTGGTTCTGCATATGTTCATGCGTATACTAACGTTGGATCTGATCACTACCTAATCATTAAGGGTGATACCATTGATGGTAACCTAATCTTCTCCCCATATGCTAACACCAGATTCCAGCAGGGTGGCATTTATGCTGACCTCCTAGATGATCCAGATATGGGTAAGTCTCTACCACTCAAGAGACTAATTGAGAAAGGCGAGGATGACCTATTCTACAAGCAGAATGGAGCACCTGTATATACTGTCACCCCTGGTGATATTATCAAGGAAGATGGATCAGAGAACAGATACGTTGTTGCTTCTGTTGAGGATGCTGGTGAGATTGATGACACCTTCTACATCTTTGACATCGAGACGCTACAACGTCGTATTCCACAGCAGCAAGATGGTATCTATTATCTAACTGCTATCCGTGGTAACATCTCACCACTGCCTCTAGGTGCTGGTAACCAAAACAACTTCCGCAACTTCAAATTCTCTCAACCAATTTCTTATCTGTATCCACAGAACTATAAGAACGATCCATATTGGTTCACACATGCAGGTACAACCAGCAGTGAGAAAGCATATGCACAGGGTCTAATTGATCCACCAGCAACATACTCTGCTGCTGATAACTATGTACATGGTTTGGTTAGAACTAACGATTCTAAGTCTTCGATGACTAAAGAATCTGTCCTTGATCTAATCGAAACTCCTGCATTTACTCGTAACACTTTCACTGGTGACAATGCTATCGCAGCACAGGAAGGTAATGCTTCTGCTGGTGCTGAAGATAGACAGATTCCTCTTGCTGGCGACAGTGAGGTATTTGTTGACCAGAAGTGGTACGTTGAACTTCGCAGACCATCTATCGCTCGTGCTGGTAACCACACGTTTGAATACCTTGGTTTCGGTCCTGGTAACTACTCCACAGGTCTCCCAGCACGTCAGGAGATCGTCCTAACAGCGACTCAGGACTACTATGCTCAGGCGAAGCGTCAAGACGGTGGTATCGTCTTCTACACGGGTATTAACTCCAATGGTGAACTATACATTGGTAACCGTAAGATCAATGCTATCACTGGTGAGGAAGAGTTCTTAGAAAGAGCAGCACTGATTGACTCTGATGATGATGAGGATGATATCAGTTCACTCGTTACCACCTTCGAGGTTCCTGTAACATTCAACCAGAATATTACAGTCAACGGTGGTGAAGGAGAACTGGTAAGCAACTTCAACTCACCAGTCACAATCAACGTTAATAATAGTGATCTAACCCTACAAGATTCTCCACTGATTATTCTTTCTAACGTTGATCTAGAGAATCCTGATGGTTCTGCAAATGATCCTACCCTTGATAGAACTGCATTTGCTCCACGTCAGAGCGGTGACATCTTCATTGGTAAGAATGAAATTAAGGCAGCACAGTTCATCCTCAACGCTAGAAAGAATGGACAGTCTTATAAGTTCCAGACACACACTGCACTAGAACTTCAAGGTCCAACACCTTCTAACGTAACTCCTAACCAGTCTACTCTATACAGTGCTGGTCTAGGTGGATCTGCACTCGATAGTAAGCAGTATGTTAAGTATGGTACATCTTCTCAGTTTGTACTACCACAAGATGGTGACATTCTATTCAAAGGTGACTCTGTTGAAAGGTCTGGTTCACTTGGTTGGATCTATGCAAACTACTTCACTGCTATTGCAAATGAAGAGATCTTTAGAATTGAGTTCAATGGAACAACTGCAGTCAAGATTGTTTGGAACGTTGTAAACCAAGTACAGGTAACTAACGCTTCTCTTGGCATTAGGGAAACTTCTGCTATTAGAATTGACAACTTCTATCCAGTTGGAACTCTAAACGGCACATTTAATATCATCAGTCCTGTTATTGGTGGTATCCCTGATAACTTTGATCCTAATGGCACCTATTGTTATATCAAGGTAGGTGAGACTGTCTCTGGTGTATCATATGATAACGATGGTGATGGTAATGTAGATGCTCCTGTAACCAATCCAACCTGGCAGAATGTTGTTTCTAATGCTGGTTCTGCAATTAACGGTAGCACACCTGCTCCAACAATGGAGTTCTCTACTGCTAACTGGAAGGAAGTTGGTGTTCTAGGTGGTGAGGCACTGAGAACTAAGACTGAGACTATTGGTGATTACAGACTGGGTATCAACACTGTTGCTGCTTCTGCACATAGTGCATACGAGACAGCATTTGTTGATGTACACACAGATCCTAAGGCAAACCTAGATGTTGTTGGTACTGCTTGGATTACAGGTAAGAGTGTACAGAACTACCTAAATGAGCCTGCAGGTTCATTGATTGCTAAGACTGCAACTGGTGAGCGTAATGCTTTCTGGGTTGGTGGTGATAGAGATAACCCTGACGCTACTGCAACACTCAGAGTTGCTACAGATCTACAGAGAGTTGGTATTAATGTCTCTTCTTCTGATGCTATCCTTGACAAGACACTTACTGTTGATGGTGAAGTTAGATTCACTCAGACTCTAACAATTGATAACGGTATCATTGATACTCCAAGCAATTCATTCACCCTTGCTCCTACATCTACTGATGTTAACCTATTCCCTGAGGCAGTTACACTGTCTATTGCTAATGACTATGATGAAGTAGCACAGCAGTCTATCAACATTGGTAACTCTTCTCTATCACAGATTGTCAAGATTGGTGATGATGCTGGTAGTTCACTGCTTTATATCCACAGCAACTCACAGAACTCTGTAGTTGATATCGGTACAGTTGCTAGCAACGTTGCATATAACTCACAGATCTTTATGGGTGGTGCGTTTGCTAATCCAAACTCACTATTCAACATCCGTAACGCAAGACTGAAAGTTGATGGAGACCTACAGATTGGTACACCTTCTACAGGTACTACCAGGATGTATTCATTCACTCCAAGACTGGAGTTGTTTAGTGCTTCTGGTGGATCTAATGAAGTTGACCTCTGCCGTACAGCGTCTACCTTATCAATCTCTGCTGACGCAGGTACAACAACGATCAACAACAGTCTATATGTTAAGGCATCTGAAAGAGTTGATGGTAACATCACACTATTTGGTGGTCTGTCTGCTGGTAATATCACAGCAACTAGAGGTATCTTCGGTACATCTGTACAGTCACACCCAATTGGTGGTCTAGCTAACCTCAACATTGACATCTACAAGCGTGTTGAAATTAATAAGTCGATCGACTCCCAAGGTAATACACAGTGGGGTGGACCAACTTTCATTGAGAATGCTGCTACTAATACATATTTCTTACCATTAAATGAACCCATTGGTGCTGCTGATATTCTAATCGGTGATTTAATCCTAATCGATAGAGAACAGGTAGATGATCAGGCATTCTGTGAAATTGTAAGAGTTGTTGATATTCTTAACCCATCGATCACTGATACTAGCATTGATCCTGATGGTATCAGAATTGAGGTTGAGAGAGGACAAGAAGGAACTACTCTGAGAGTTGATCATCCTGACAACTGCCCAATCACTAAACTTACCAAGCAGGAAAATGTAAGTTACACCACCAGTGTTGTTCCTAATGGAACTGCTCTAGATGTTGTAACAATCACTACCGCAGAGTTTGGTGGTTCAATCAACCCAACTGATATTCTAAGACTATCTGACACTGAACTATTCAACGTTGATTCTGTTGCTTCTGACGCTAATAATATTCAGGGTCTGAGAGTAAATGATGGTGCTGAACCAACAGCATTCACAGTCTTTGAGGTTCTATCTACCACAGGTCAGACCACAATTGAAGGTCCAACTGAAGTCAGAAATGACATCCTACTCACTGGTACTACTTCTAACAACGATAGAAAACTAACCATCACTGATGGTACTAACGTAACGTTTGAAGTTGATGCTGCTGATGGTGATACCAAACTACTTGGAGATCTAAGCGTTGGTGCTGGATTTACTGAGTTCATGGTCGAAGGAGCCACTGGAACACTTACCATGAATGGTGGTGACATCCTTGTCAATGACAATGTAGGAACTGGAAGACGCCTTGAGTTTATCAATGGCAGTGGCAACCTAACGATTGCTGGTGTTATCGAGACTGAAGGATCTGGAACCAACCTCTTCGCAGGTGATGTTGAATTGAATGGTGGAGATCTCACAGTCAACGATGGAAGCACTTTGAGATTCGGTGTAAATAACAATGGAACAATTGATCTAGGTGGAGTTGACTACTACTTCGGTCCTACGGGTGCTAGAAGATGGGAGTATGTCTCTACTGTATCTGGTGATGCTGGTGTCATGGCACCTAACATTAACTACTTCACCAAAGCATCTGGTGATCTCGTCATCAAACTTCCTGCTCAGGCATCAACTGGTGACATGATGAGAATTGTAGACATTGGTGGCGCTTTGACTTATAATGTAAGATTGATCTTCAGAGCACCTGATGGTATCCCAGTTGCTGGTGATTCTACAAACACCTCAAATGCTATTCAGGGAGTCAACCTTGCTGGATATGACGGTGGTGAACTGATCGTTACCACACCTAATGCTGCATTCGGTCTTGTATATGCTGGTGCATCACTGAACAACGGTCAACCATCTGGTATTCCTAGCAACCTACAAGGTTGGTGGTTAATGGAAATCTAATTCCATATATTCTGAATAAATTTTTCCGCCAAAAATCGACGAAAAAACATGGCAACATACGGAACACTAAAAACTATGACTGCCGCCGCCATTGGCACCATCATGCCATGGGGCGGCGACTTGACTGCCATTCCTCCTGGTTGGTTAATTTGTAATGGACAGAGGATTGAAGCAGGTGACTACCCACTTTTGACTCAAATGATGGGTGATAATTATGGTGGAGATAATTTAGCTGGTACGTTTCCAAACTATAGTGGAGGAATATTCTTACCAAATATCAATCAGAGAGGACTGGTTGATATTGAAGCATCGTATTTTGATAATAGTAATGATATTGATACTACAACTGCATTAGCTGCTCTGGTAGAACAGGGCACTACTACATCTTTGATTGGTCCTGATACTGATAACTCTGCTGGTGCTCCTACTAGCGCATATACCGACATTAATTTCGCATATACACCAGAAAATGATTTTCTTGGCAAATTAACTGGTGCTACTCTAAATGATACTTTTGGTGCAAAAACAGTATATACTTCTGCTAGAAAACTTGGCAGAAAGCATACGAGTATTCATAGTCACACTGAGACTTTTGATACCATTTATCAGGGTGGATCTAGTGGATTGAAACCTGGAGCAGGTGTTGCTGCATGGGGAGAAGTTAATTATCGTATTTCTCGTGCTAACTTTGACGAACTTGATTATGGTAAGGTTCAAGCACAGTTAGAAATTCAGTATACTAGTCAGCAAGGATTTGGTGGTGGACAACCTGGAGTTTTTATCTGTAACGTTGGTGGTGAGAACCCAACATTTAACTTGAAAGCAAACGAAGTGAAAGGTTCTCCTATTGCAAACTGGTTTGGTGATGATTCTTATTTGATTTGTGCAAATCAAGGATTTCCCCCATCTTATAGTATGGACGAACAGTTCTTGAATGGTGATACTCTACTACACATGAGTGGTGGTAGCACTACTACTATTCCAGTTAGAAACTGGGACCCAGGTGCTGCTAGTAGTGGTGATGCTGTAGCGTTTACAAAAACTTTATTTAATAGAGATGCTATTAGTTTTAATCAAACTACAGGTATTGCAGGTAGAGACGTTATTATCGAACCACACCAACATGAACCATTTGAAGTATTCTTTGATCTTGCTAATCAGAGACTACCAACGACAACTAATGTTAACGTGATTTCTAATGTTGTTCCAGATAACATTGATAAAGCATTCAATGTTAATGTTAATCCCGCAACTCCATCACTAATCTGTCTGTACATCATCAGAGCATACTAATGGCAAATTACGCAAGAGAAAAATCAAAATACGGTGGTATTATTGGTAGTATTCAAGTGTATACTACAACATTGCCACTTGCAAATGATCCTTTAGATAGCACTTGGCGATCACAAATTCCCGCTGGATTTTTAAGGTGTGATGGATCTATCTTGCCCGCATCTGAGTATCCAGAACTTGCTGCATTGTTAGGTACTGGTGATGCGTCAAAGTTTAGGAAACCAGAAAAGACAATATCTGAAGATCAATTCCAATTACCTGATTTAGGATCAAAATATCTTAAGCCAGGTCTTGCGTCGGGACAGTATAGTGATCTTACACTATTGCAAACTCAAACAGAGAATTTTGCTGGAAAGAAACGTGTTGGATCTGAAGTTGATGTAACATCTAATATTGGTAATCAATCTACTATTGATTATTCTGGTAATTTTACTGTTATTGGTCAAAATGATCTTCCTTTGTTGGGAAGTACGAAATTTACCCCACCTGAAGATAAATTGATGTCAGAAGTAATCCTTGATCAAAGTAATTTCCAAGCTCATGGTCACGATGCAAACACCAGAGTTTTAAATTATACGGGTAACTTTAGGGTTGGTGCTGATGGTAAAGGTGATGGAACATTGAATGTATTTGCTGGTCACTCTCTAGAGACTTCTGGTAACCCAACTACCACTGAAACTTCCCGTCACCAACATAAAGTAGGTTGGCCAACTTCTGCAGACTATACTAACAACTTTGCATATTCATTTAACACATTTAATGTCCCTGCAGACAATTTACAGACAACTATTAATGTTTCTACTAAGACTGTAACTGAATTACCAGAGAGTATCCAACCATTTGTTCTTGTTGAATACATCATTAAATTCTAACAATGGCAGAATTAATCTACACACTTCTACCAGGGCAAGGATCTTGGGACTTTGATGGAGTAAATGATTATCTGGATGGTTGTGCTATCTATAATAGTTGTTATGGAGTTTCTGGTGCTTGTGGAACTGGAGAACTTGGTGGATTTCAAAACAACGTTGGTACAAAGCATCTAAGTTTTGGTACATTTGGCAGTACCTTCTACGTTGTCAACAGGTCTGCTCAATGGTTGATGAATACTACCTCTATGGAGTACATGATCATTGATGTTATTGTTGGTGATGATTATAATGGTGGAGAGAGACCTAACAATAATGGAGAATCTCTATATCTTAAGTGTTCTAGTGGTGGTAGCACTGCACCAACACTTGTCGCATATTCTGGTAGAGATGGTGGATATACATTTCCAGATGTTCAGGGTGGCGGAAATTGGTTTACTGTAACTGTACAAATTCCTGCTGCAAATCGTGGATTATTCTTGTGGGAGTTTTATGCTTATAGTGTCGCTCAACCAGAATTTGCTGGTAGTGGTGGTGTATATGAACAGAATGTAAATGCTGGTGATAGATATGCTATTTCTAGAATACGTATCTATGGTGAGGTTCCAACACATATTCAATATTTCCGTGCAAATGATGATTTCCCTACCCATAGTATTATTCCTGGGGATCCAATAACATTTACTTGGAGCACACAATTAGGAAATTTCCAAGGGGCTACTAGTGGACAGATTTACCTTGTAAATGGTGGCACAGAGACGCAAATTTATTCTATTCCATCTGGAAGTCTTTTGAGTGGTAGTTATACTCTAAACCCTGGTCCATCAGCAGAGACAACATATAGATTAAAAGTTAATGGTAATTCTGGCATATTAACCAGAGACATTACCATTAAAATGCTGGTCCCTGATAATGACCCAGACCCAGTTACTTTTTCTTCCATCACAGAAGCAGAACTGGGACAAGTATATTCTAGTAATGTAGTAACAATTAGTGGATTAGAAGTTGCTGTTCCTGTTTCTGTTACTAATGGAGCACAGATGTCCATTAATGGTGGTGGTTTTACTACAACTGCTGGAACAATTGGTAACGGACAGAGTTTACAATTAAGGATGCAGTCATCTGCATTGTTTGCAACGCTAAAAACTGCATCAGTAACAATTGGTAGTTATACCACTACATTCAAGATTACAACTAAATCTGAACCTGCACAAATACCAAACACATTTACATTTAATGACGTTATAGATGCTCCATTGCAATCTTATGTGCAGAGCAATGAAGTTACTATTACTGGAATTACTACTGACGCTATTGTAACCGCTCCTAGTGCAGTTTTATTTGGTTTTGAGAGTAGAGTTAATGATGGAACTGGGTGGGGACCATGGAATGCAGATCCTAAAACTATTGCAAATGGACAGAAGTTGCAATTAAGAGTTCTTACTAGTGATATTTTAGGAGATACGAAGACTACAACTATTACGGTTGGTGCAGGTGCTCCTGCATCGTGGAGTGTCACTAATCAAACTGTATCTGATAGTGTACCAGACTACTTTGAATTTACTGATGCGGTAGACCAACCACCATCAACTCCAATTGACAGCAATACACTTACTATTACAGGTATTAATGTTCCAACATTAGTATCAACATCAAATGGTGCTACTATTTCTGTCGATGGTGGACCATATAATCCATCTCCTGTAACTATTACTAATAATCAGACAATATCAGTTCGTCTAACATCTAGTCCTGATCCTGCTGGTCAAGTAGAAACAACTGTCACGATTGGTAATTCTGTCAATGCAAGTCTATCAGACACATGGAGAATTACTACAACTACATCTGGTGATATTATACCTGATCCATTCTACTTTATTGATAAAGACGATCAAGTCCCTAATACATATGTTGAGAGTAATACTATTATAATCCAAGGTATTACATCACCATCTCCATTTAATGTTACCAATGGTCAAGCATCTGTTAATGGTGGTGCATGGGCATTTACAGGTAATGTAAGTAATGGAGATACTGTAAAACTTAGAATGATAAGTCCAGCAGTAGTAAGTACAGATAAAACCGTTAGTATTACAATAGGATAATGGCAGTCGTTAATATTACTTGGAGCACTACTCAAAGTGGCGTATCATCTGGAGGATGGGTCATTTCTGACAATGGAAATGGTGCAGGAACTAGACTTAGGTTCAACTTAGAAAGATCAAGTAACTGCGGTGGATCTAATAGTAGCACACAATCTGGTACAGCAACTGCAACTATTATTCCTGGACCTAATTATGATATGTCAGTCGCACTTGCTGGAAGAGGTGAGGCACAAGACCCTGGATATGAAGCAATTACATTGTCTGTTTCTGGACCAGAAATTAGTGGTGTGATTTATACTGCGGCAGCGTCAGGTGGTGGACAAGGTTGTGGAACTGCTCCTGTAACTATTACACAGAATCAACCTGGACCATTCTATCTTCCTGCTGGAACTACCAATACATTAACAGTAGATTTTACAACCAGAGATAGTTTATTTCATGATGAGTCTTGTTTTTATCAAGTTGACTTGTCATTTGTAGCAGTTGATCCACCAACTAATATTCAATATTTTAGAGCAAATGATGATTCACCATCTACTACTATTACAAGAGGAGATCCTTGCACGTTAACATATGAAACACTGTGGAATGGTCAAACATCCGCATACACTGCTAGTATTGACCAAGGCATTGGAGATGTAACTTTAATTCCTGGATGTACTATTGATTCTGGAACTATTCCTCTTGTACCAGCTCCAACAACAGATATTACATATAGATTATCAATCACTGGATCTACAGGTCCACTAACTCAGGATGTCAGTGTTATTGTAGAAGCACCTGATAATGAACCAGACCAATTTACCTTTGCATCTATTGTTAATGCTGAATTGTCACAAGAATATGAGTCTGAAGAAATTACAATCAGTGGATTAGCAGTATGTCAAGATGCATTTGCAACAAATGGTGCCACTTTTTCTATTAATGGAGGTGCTTACTCCACTGATACACGAACAGTATGTGATGGTGACACAATTAGACTAAAGATGGTCTCCTCTGCTACAAATGCAACGTTAAAAACAACAGAAATGACCGTTGGTGCCACATCAGCACCATGGAATATTACAACAAAATCTCTTGGTAATAATGTTCCAAATGATTTTGAATTTATTGATGTTATTGATGCTCCAATTCTTAGTTATGTGGAGAGTAATACTGTAACTATTACTGGTATTACTGGTGATACTAGTGTTACTGCACCAAGTAATCCAGAGTTTGAAAGCAGAATTAATGATGGTATTTCATGGGGAGCATGGAGTAATGGTGCTAAGTCAATGTTTAATGGTCAACAAATACAGTTGAGAGTCTTTACAAGTGATATTCTTGGTGATGCAAAAACTACAACTATTACAGTTGGTGATGGTGCTGCAAGAGAGTGGACTGTAACCAATGTCACCGTAGCAGATGATAACCCTGATTTCTTTGATTTCCTTGATAAAATCAATCAACCCGCAGATAGTTTAGTTGAGAGTGAATATGTAACTATCTCAGGAATTAATGTTCCCACTAATATTGTCTGTACCAATCCTCTCGCTGAAATTATTATATTTGATCCTATCAGTGGTGCAACAACATTATATGGACCATCTACAACAGTTATTAACAATCAGCAAGTAAAAATTAGGTTGAGATCTAGTCCTGACCCTGGTGGTGAGGTAAATACTAATGTCACCATTGGAAACAGTGTACTGACATCATTGAGTGACATTTGGAGAGTATTTACCACAACTGCTGGTGATATTATACCAAATGCATTTTACTTTGTTGATAAGACTGATCAACCACCAAGCACCTATATCAGTAGTAATACTGTTTTGATTTCGGGTATTACATCTCCATCTCCAATTACTATTACAAATGGAGAGTTTAGAATCAATGGTGGTAGCTGGATTACATCTAGCAACATTAACAATGGTGAAACGTTGCAGTTGAGAATTCTTACTGCACCTACATTATCTACGCCCAAAACCATGAGCATTACGATAGGATAATGGCAACTCAGACATACGAATTTACTACACCTGGAACTCATACATTTTTGTTTCCAGCAAATGCTACTAACGTCAGTTTTATACTTCGTGGTGCGAAAGGTGGTAATGCTTTGGGTGGAACTTATGTTGACCCTAGAAAACCATTAACTGCATCTCCACCACAAACTGCACCTCAAGGGCAGTATATGACTGGAAGTTTGGATCCTGGAGTTATTGGTGGTCAAACTATTACTGTTTACCTTGGTGATGACGGATTAGTGGGAACTAGTAATTATGGATATGATGCTGGTGCTGCAGGTGGTAGTGGTTATTATGATGGTGGACCTGGAGGTCAAGCGCCAGGTGCAGAAACATGGGTAACTGCTGGTGGTGGATCTGGTGGTGGCGGAGCATCCGCTCTAGTTGCTGTTGATCTTGGTACTGTTATTGCTGTTGCTGGTGGTAGTGGAGGATGTGGTGGTAGTGCTGTTGATTATGGTGGACAAGTTCCTGCATATAGAACTGATCTTACTACTAACTTTACTGGTGGTGGTATTGGAGGTTTTGGTGGTAATGGTAGCACTTCTGCTAATGGTGGATCTGGTGGAGGTGGTGGTGGAGTACCTAAAGGTAATGGTGGTGGTGCTCAGTTTGCAGGTAATCATATTCCTGGAGCAGCAGGTCAAGGTGGAGGAGGATATTATAATGATCTAGCAGTTCCAACTTGTGCTATTGTTGATGAATCAAACATCCCTGAAAATAGAGATGATGGTTATTTTTATATTTCATATGATTCTGGTGACCCACCAACAATTCAGTTTGAATCTAACCCTGCTGTAATTATTCAAGGCGAAGGATCTACTACATTATCGTGGCAAGTTACTGCTGCTCCTGGAGATGAACCTACTAGTATTACTCTAAATGGTGCTGCTATTCCTGCTACAGGCACACAAGTTGTAGCTCCTACAACATCAACAGATTATACAATCACCGCTATTGGTCCTGGTGGAACAACTACTGATACCATTAGAGTTGTAGTTATTGTACGTGAAGATCCTGGTGACACTGTGATAACAACAACATATAATGTTATCTCAGTACACCGTTACTATAATGCAACAACGGGTGATCATTTCTGTGATGAAGCAGGAGATCCTCCAAATGCAGTAACTTATCCTGGATATGTAGATCAAGGAGAAATTTGTAAAGCATTTAGTGTAGCAACTGGACAACCACCTCTCACTGTTCCTCTTGTCGATAATGATGATGGAGATGCATTGGGTGGTCCTAAACCATACAGTGGTGTGATTGGATATGTGTATCCTAATTTGGTAAATGGACTAACTGCAGCACAGTTAGCAACTTTACCTGTGGGAGTTAAAACAATATATGGATGGACAAATGGTGCAGATACTATGTGGTCTGTAGTTTCAACTGGAGAATGGGTATACACTACTAATGCACTTTTTACTGATCCTGATGGTATTATTTTCTATGCACCAATATCTGGATATAGTTTTGACACCATCATTCCAAACCCACAAACTACCTTTACCTATGGTGTAGGAAATCATACTGTTTCTATTCCAGCAGGATCAGAAAATGCATTCTTAACTATTGCTGCTGGTCGTGGTGGATCTGGTGGATCTGATGCTGGTGGTGGAGGATGTGGTGGTGCTGGTGGTAGAGTACAAGTATTAGAAATTTTACCACCAGCTAATACTTTAACAGTTAGTTTACAGATTGGTGGACAGGGAGGCAATGGTGCCTCTGGATCTCCTGGAAACAAACCTGGCGGTAGTGGTGGTAGCGGTGGTGCTGCTGCTGGTGGAGCAGGTGGAAGAGATAGTCAAGGTGGTGGATGGTCAGGATCTGGCGGAGGTGGTGGCGCTGCAAGTGGAGCATCTCTAGGTGGAACCTGGATTGCTGTGTCTGGTGGAGGCGGCGGTGGCGGCGGCGGTTCCTGGGAACGCAGCTGCACTAATGGTGCTGGTTCTGGTGGTGGAACTAGTGCTAGTGCTGCTATTAATCCTGCTACTGGCGGCGGTGGTGCTAACTGTGGTGGAGACGGCGGCGGAGGCGGCGGTGGTGGTGGAGGCGCTGGCGCTGGTGGCGGCGGTGGTGCTGGTGTTGATAAAAGTTTTGGTGGTTCGTCTGGTGGTGGTGGAGGATCGAAATATGATCCTGCTTATTTTGCTTTCTCTTCACAAAGCACCAATAATAACAATGGATATGGTATTCTTAGTTTCACAATTCCTCCATCTATTTCATACTTCAGAGCGAATGATGACTCACCATCAACTACTATTCAGGAAGGAGACCCAGTTGTCTTAAGTTGGAGTACATTATTCAATGGTAATGAGACAGCATCTACCGCAGAAATTGACCAAGGCATTGGTACTGTACAAGTTGGAGATCAGTTCCTAACTATTCTATCTCCAGCGGTAACAACAACATATACGTTGACTGTTGCTTCTGGTGGTGCTTTTTCTCAGGCAGAAGTAACTGTAGAAGTTGAAGCACCTGATGATGTTGCAGATGTATTTGGTTTTGATTCTGTTGAAAATGCAGAATTGTCCACCATGTATGAATCCAATGTTGTTACTCTGAGTGGATTAGATATACCTGTTACTGCTTTCTGTACTAATGGAGCAGAGTTATCACTTAATGGTGGTGCATATACATCTGATTCTATTACTGGTGTAGTGAGTGGTGATACTCTCCAAGTCAGGATGGAATCGTCAAACTTGTATGCCACAGCAAAAACATCATCCATTGCTGTTGGAGTAACAAGTGGTACATTTACTATTACCACGAAAGTACAACCAGCAAATATACCAAATACATTTGCATTTGAAGATGTTGTTGATGCTCCACTTGAATCTTATGTTTTAAGTAATGAAGTCACTATTACTGGTCTTAATGTTGTTGGTAACGTTAATGTTCCATTAAATGGTGCTGAGAGTTCTGTTAATGATGGTGAGTGGTCTGCTGCTGCTAAGTTGATTGATAACGGTGATGGATTGAGACTACGAGTTCTTACTAGTGATGTTCTTGGTGATTCTATCAATACAGGTGTTCAGGTTGGAACAGGTCCACTTGTTCCTTGGAATGTTACTAACGTTACTGTAGCAGATGATAACCCTGACTTCTTTGATTTTGTTGATAAGATTGATCAACCTGCAAATACATTTGTTGAGAGTGATGCACTCACCATTACAGGTATCAATGTACCAACAAATGTTATTGTTACGCCACCTGGACAATTAAGAGTTGATGGTGGCACATGGGATACTGTTGGATCAATTGGTCCTAATGGTACATTACAACTCAGGTTACAATCTAGTACAGAACCTGGCGGTGAAGTTTCTACTACAGTCACTATAGGCAATTCACCATCAACTCAATTATCTGATGATTGGAAAGTTGTAACAACTACTACTGGTGATATTGTACCTGATGCATTTACGTTCATCAATAAAGATAATCAACCACCAAATACTCTCATATACAGTAATGTTGTACAAATATTTGGTATCACCTCACCATCTCCAATTGCCATTACAGGTGGAGAAATGCAGATCAATGGTGGACTCTGGGTTACAGCAGGATCAATAAATAATGGGGAGACCTTACGTCTCAGAATACAAAGTAGTGCATCATTAGGTACTTCAGTCGCCATTTCAATAACAGTCGGATAATATGTCATATACTACTTCTTGGACAGTCACTACGTATGATAGTGCTGATAATATCCAACCAGGACACTGGTATAGTGTCAGAAATAAAAAACTGGATGGCATGTCTCTTGGCACTGTTATGTCCGTCTTTAGAGATAAGAACGGAAACTGGGGAGATCTAGATGGTAATTTAGATTCAAGATTCCCTGGGTGGATTGAGTGTGATGGAAGAACTCTAAATGTTGCTGATTATCCAGATTTGTGGGATAATATCAAGAACACCTATGGTGGTAATGGTGCAAAAACAATCAGTGGAAACACCAAAACATATTCAGGAACTTTCAATCTTCCTAATTACAGAAATAGAAGATTGCATGGTACTGGAAACGTAGATGGTAACTCTGCTGCTTCTCCTATTCTAACCACAGTCAATGCTCCTGATCCAGCATCTAGTGGATCTGGGGATGGTTTTACTGCTGGTTCTATGGGAGGAAACTGGTACATCAAAAAGATTGATGCCCAGGGAGATCCACCAGACGAACAAGTATATAGTGGTACTACAGGTTCTACTAGAGGAGTAATAACATTTGCTTTATTCTGGTCTAATGACTATGTTAATTCAAATGGAACTCAAGCTCCAACTGGTGGTGATGGTGGTGGTTCTAACACTTACTTCCCATCAATTTTAGGTGCGAATTCATATAGAGCAGATGCTGGACAATTATTGTCTGGTCCAACAGATTCTGTAACCAGAGATGAAGACATGGTTGGTGGTAGTGGAAGTGGTTGTAGAATGAGAATTACATATGAAGCATATCCATCTGCTGTTGGTGGTGGAACATATGATACTATAATACGTATTGATGCGATTTTAGATCCTGGAAATGGATACCAAGTAGGAGATTTCCTTTCTACAGATTATTGGAATGCTAATAATAGTGCTGCTGATACAATAGTCAGAGTTGATTCGGTTACAAGTTTTACTGGTGGTAATGATAGTAAATTCTTTAAACTGGGAACTCTTGTAACGTCTGGTTCTGACAACATTACTGGTAACATTACATATGATATTACTGGTAATACTTTTGCAGATATTGGTCCTGTTGCAAGTAACATTGTTTCTGTTCCTGCACACGAACATAGTGTAATCAGTGGACAGGCAGATCAGGTCCCAGTTGGTTGGGTTCCTTGGGGTGCTCCTCCTACTGGTGGTGCATTCTATGGTATCAGTGAAACAGATATTAGAGATACAACTTATCCTCAGATTGGTTATAATAGTGTTGTTTCTCCTGGTGGAGAATTTAACGCTACATTTAATAACTATTGGCCTGGAGATCCTCAGAACACTGTTCCTGGTCTTCCTGGAGGTAACAGATATACTGCTGGCGTCCTGTGTAATAATGTAGATGCGAATGTAAAAGTTTATAGTCCTGGCACATTAAAATCACACTCACATTATATTCAACAAGGATCTGACTTTGGTGATGCCGCTAATGTTTATGGATGGGGAAATGATAATGGACCTGGAACAGGTGCGGGTGGACTTGCTCTGAATGAAACAACTACAATCGCCTTCTCTTCAACTGAGTTGGCATTGACTGCTAACGAAGCAACATTTGAATTGAATGTATCTAAAGTTGTCATTCCAACTCCTTCTTTGGTGCCAGAACAGACCATTCCCCTATTGACTAAATACCACCGAGTCAAGTATATTATTAAAGCATACTGAGGTAAATTATGGCAGTGCAACCTATTCGTCCTCTTGAGTTGATGGAGGATGAAAATATCACGCAGTTTGAATTTAAAGATTTTATTGGTCTTTGGCCTAACTTTATGCCAAAGTCTAGATGTGATAAATTTATTGAATTCTTTGAAGATATTAGATCCCAAAGTTCTTTGGTTGAGAATCCTGACCCAGAAGAAATGGAGTTCATGGATGGCACACAACAGTTTAAGCAAGGTAGTCTTGGTAGAAAAGATGAGTCTATGTTGCTGAACTATTCAAATCAGCATTTGAATTACGAGGCAAACCAGTATCTGACTGCATGTGTGCAGCACTATATTAAAAAGTACGATCAACTGAAGATGAATAAGTTTATCTCAGAAGATTGTAAGATGCAAAAGACACCGCCTGGTGGTGGTTATCACATGTGGCATTATGAAAACTCTGGATTTGGACACCATGCTAGAGAACTTGTGTGGGCGATCTATCTAAATGATATGCCAGAAGGCGAAGCAGAGACTGAGTTTTTGTATCAACGTAGAAGAATTCAACCTACTGCAGGAACAGTTTGTATCTGGCCAGCGAGTATGACACATGTACATAAAGGCAATACAGTGTTCACCCAAGATAAATATATTTTGACTGGCTGGTATATCAAGGTTCCCTAATGGCAGAATATTTCTATCAACAACCAACCGAAGATGAGGTGAGAGAGTATTGGGCTAATACTATTAGACCCCAAGAATCTGTCATGGAACTGAACTTCAAAGAGAAAGCAGTTACTCTCGGTGGTATTGCTCTTGGTGGTAAGACTACATTTATTGATGAAAAAGCATGGAATGATGTAGTCTTACCTGCTATCTCAGCTGAGTGGCATGATCCTGGTAAGGATGAGATTGAGCACCTGTTGTTGTATAACAATGACAAATACTTGTGTCAGAGAAAGAAAATGAAGTTTGACTTCTCTACACAAACTTCTTATTGGACACCATACAACTATAAGCAAGGCGATGTTGCTGATCTGAAGACATTGTATGATGTCATCAATACAGTTGTAATCATTCAGAAAGAAGCGCATGAGTATGAGATTCTTGAGAAAGCAAGAGAATTAAACTTAGAGCAACTTGATTACTACTACGATCAGAAGTGGTACAAGAAGATGGATGAAATCCATAAGATGCTACTATACTCTGATTTTAGAGTCTTGCCAGATACTCCAGTCAAATATGATGGAGAGAAAGCAGATTGGGCAACCTGGAGACAGAGATTGAGAGATCTGTTACCTGATAACCCACGCGAGGAGTTTGATGATAACTTTGAAATGTTTAAGTTCATTCAAACATTAAAGTATCCTATCGATCCTAGAAAGTATCTTGAAAAATACCCTAATCGTGATGTAGAATATTTGTCTACTGATGATCAATTTGAAAAGTATGACTTTGAAGTATCCGTAGACTTCGTATCAAAAACGCAACTTAATCTCATTAACTATCTTGAGACATATGATGCTAACTTCAGACCTATTGACAGAAAGATCTTAGATCTTGCAAGAGAACTGAAGTTAGATGAAGTCTTTGATAAGTTTAACTTCGCTAAATTCCTGCCTACTGACTAATATGATCCACACTTATAATATGTTGCCCCAAGGGGTTGTGAACAACATTAATGATTTCTACGAATTCTGTGTATTCACTGATGGTTCCTGGTCTGGATCTAGTGATAAGAAAGTAAAGCACAATCAACAGATCTTAGATGAGGTACATTACCCATCGATGGTGCAGTTGATGGATAAGCAGATTGCTTCTGATCAGAAGTTAAATTATCTCTTCTTGCCTAAGGGTCATACACATCCAAACTTCCTCAAATATACTGAGGGGATGCACTATGATTGGCACTATGATAATTTTATCCTAGATCAGATGAGGACAGATTACAGTGTAACTGTATTCTTGAACGATCCTGGTGAGTATGAAGGTGGAGAACTAGAAATTAAAGTTGGTGATACCACACAGGAGTTCAAATTAAATGCTGGTGATGCAGTAATCTACCACACAGGACTGCATCATAGAGTTAAACCTGTGACATCTGGTGAGCGTCGTGTCATTACATGGTGGATGAATTCTATGATAGATGATGCTAGCAATCGTGAGATCATTGTAGACTTGTCTAAAGTTCTCATGGATGTGGGTAATGCGCCAATGCGTGGTAGACTTGAAACTATTAGATGTAATTTGATTAGAGCTAATGCCACAATATAGTCCTGACGATGTAGTAGAATATAAAAACTTTTTCAGTGAACTAGACCACCAAGCAATCCAAAGAGAACTTAACAATGGGTTGTGGGCATGGGGACATAAAAGTGATATGTCTAAAACAAATCAAATCCCTATGTGGTTGATGTCACTGAGTAAGTACAAGTTCTTTAATGAGTATCTCCTAAATAAGATTGAGTCAAAAACTGGACTCCAATTTAACTTTGAGCGTGTATACGCCAACGGTCACACATTTGGTATGAAGGGTTATCCCCATCAAGATTCTCAGAATCATCGTGGTCGAACGTTGTTATATTATCCTATGGATCAGTGGAATGTAGAATGGGGAGGCAAAACTTGTTTTAAGTTTCCTACTGATGATGGTATTAAACACCACTTTGTTGTACCAGAACCCAATAAGGCAATTATATTCCCAGGAATCATTCCTCATTGGGCAGAAGAAACATCTAGGATTTTCACTGGTCTACGTATCTCTGTTGCTTGGAAACTAGAACTAAAATGAACAACCATCAGGTATTTGAATATCAAACTATTGTAGAGAACTACATTGCTGGACGAGAGAAAGCAACTCTTGTACTACGTAATGTAGGACCACGAGCTATTACTGATGAAGCAAAGAGAGATCAAGTATATGATACTTACAAGATGCTTCTTCATCATGATGTATTCACTGGTCTTCTAAACAATGAGATTATTTTTGTTGAGTTTGATTCAATTGATGAAGCAGAAGATTATGCTGGTAACTTTCCGAGAAATCCTAGTGATGGAGACCCAGACTTCTACATTCTAGCAGAAGTCTATGGTCCAAATGGCGGTATCGAATATCACAATAGATAATCATGTCATACGAAGATCATTACATTGGTGCCGAAGAACATGTCATTGGAAGTGGCATGATCAACTATCATCGTTACATTCCACATGAGTACATCAAACCAGAATTACTTGTAACGGAAGTATCATACAAACTCACTGATTTCTATGAGTTTTGCAAGAGTCGTGCTAAGATTGGATATATTCCTGACTCTATTTTAAAATCTACAACTGGTCTATGGATTACTTCAGCAGATAATACATTTGCTGAAGATTTGTCGTATCATGCATATCACTCTCTTGATTATGGTAACTTAAGAGGTGATATGTTTGAAGCATTATATGGTGCTCTAGGTACACAAGAACCTGCTAAGATGACAGAACTTAGGCAGGAACCATTGGACTTTGGACTAGAAGGTGTATCTTTTACTACTGATGGTAGTGTATCAAAGTACGTTACACTATTTCGTCCTAACTCTAATGTTCTTGATTATTTCGATCTTCCTGAAATTGATAAAGTAAAGCATTTTGTTAATCTAAGTTTTGCTGAGTTTGAAGATGAGAAAGCAGATGCTACCACATCATTCAAGTCACCCATTCGTATTCAATTTGATGCAGTAAATGACACTGTATCAATCGAACTTGTCAGTCCATTCTTCCAATCAGAATTGTATGCTTCTGGTGGTAATACTGATTCTTATTTGAATAGAAAGAATCTATACTTCCAAAGAATGCAAGATGCTGGACTTTTGACCTCGGAAGAGGTAGAATATTGTAGGACAAATAGTCCAGTACACCAACAGTTTTCTATTAAATTTAAATGGAGTGGTGGTGAGTTAGTAAACAAGAAACTTTATACATTTGTTGTTATAGATTTTGAGAGAGTAGAATGATACTTGGTGATTTCGTACATGAATACAAATTTGACAACTACGAACAACTTAACGAACCAGTCATCGAGTATCTCTACAAACTGAGAGATAGCGAGGAGAAGTCTGATCGTCTATCAAATAGAGGAGGATGGCAGAAGAATCATCTGGAGAAATACCCAGAACTATCTGAACTGAGTTCTGCTATCTTCAAGGAGTTTCATAATTTTGTGGTCAATCATTTAGACCCAGTGCAGAAGTTATCAATATATCTTGGTAACATGTTTGCTAATGTCAATCCACCTGGAGCATATCATCTACCTCATGTCCATGATTGTCATTGGACTGGTGTATATTATTTGCAGGGAGATGAGGACTCTGGATCTCTGTGTATTCAGAAACCACATCAAGGTCCATCACAAGCAGAGCAAACAAAGTTCTTTGCTAATATTAGATTAGAGCATAAGTTTGACCCTGTGCCAGGTACAGGTTATTTCTTTCCATCACATCTTGTACACTATGTTGAGGAGAATTTATCAACACGAGATAGAATCTCTGTAGCATATAATATCAAAATTACTGAACAAAATGATATGCAAAATTCTTGACGATCAGTTTGATCAACTGTATCTACATCAAATAGCAGGGCACATTGGTGAAATCCCGCTCTCATATAATAATATTGCTAACAGAACTACATGGCCATATGAGTTGAAAGGATCGCATAAACTCTTGGGATGTAAACTATTTCAACGTGGCAATGGTATTAATAGAATCAATACATGCCATGAGAAGGTAGAACCATTCTTCAATATTCTTGAGCGTCTAGAAGAGGTGCTCAGTGCATACTTTCTATGCAATCAGATTGGTTTGAACGTGCAATACATGGGATTTGATGGTACATCTCACACAGATAGTGCAGATCCAAATGATATTACACTCCTGATGATGACCAACCCTGAGTGGGACAGTTCATGGGGTGGACAATTCCAGTTGACAGATAAAGATGGCGAGCATATTGTTGAGGAGCATGAGTATGTACCAGGCAGAATCATTGTTCTACCATCAAAGCATCCGCACAGAGGACTGGCACCCACCGTACCACATGTCTATCGCACGTCAATAGTCTGGCGAGTCACACCATTAGACTACTACCTGAGGAAGAATTTTCCGCCTAGGGGTTGACAGTCGCGGGCAGTATGATAGGATAGCGTCAGCGAGCAACCCACCATGCTTGAATTCTGTTATGAACTTCCTTATGAGGACCTTGACTTCACAGATCCAGAGACTCGCAAACTTTATCGTATTGGAAGGGGAGAACAAGGAGTGCTATTGGTACGCCCTTACACTAACAATATTTGCGCTCATTGGAGATTTGTAGATGAAGCTGCTGCTCGCAACTCTTCTGCTGAGATATACTCAATGTTCCTTGGATTTAAAGCCAAAGGAGACTTCATTGGTATGGACATGGCGAGGAAATTCCTGGAGATGGGTTTTACGAGAG